AAGAAAGGGCGTTTAAAAAAAAACAAGCACAAAAAAAATGGGAGCTAAAAGCTCCCATTCTTCGAGGATAAACTTATTCTGGTTTATACCAAGGTTCAAATTGTTTTCGAACTGATGAAAATATTATGTCATCAATATCTTGTTGGGTTAGATTAAGTGGTTTATTAAATCGATCACATATTCTTTGAATGTGATCTCTGTCATCACTAACCCACTTATCTAATTCGTGGTTATCCACTTTTGACTTACCTAGTGGATAGTATCCACTTTCGTTCTCGATAACCTTTGCAACACGATAGTTATTTTCAAGTTCACTATCAGAAACTACAGTAAAACAATGTCTCATTTTTTTATCCTTTCTAGGAAGTGGCATTAAGCCACTTCCTTTTTTACTGTTAATCTTTTAGTTCCAGAGTCTCTGAAGAGATGTACAGTTCCCTTCCAATCTCTGGATACTGGTTGATACTTTCCGTGTTTCTTTCCTCCAAGATCAAAGAAAGGCTCTGTGAAGAAAAAATCAAACAAGTAAGGATTGTATCTAACTTGCTCGAAAGATTCTGTTAACGTCCAGTTTGTGACCATGTTACCAACAACGAAAGCATGTACATATTTCTTGCCTTCTTTGATAACTCTCTGTCTGATCTTTTCAGAGACTACAAACTGTGCGTCCTCCAATCTAATATTATCAGAATATCCGATAATTCTTTTAGTCTTGAAGTCTTGAATACTGAAAATATTTTTAGTTCTATTTTCATAAACTCTAACTTTCCTCATTTTTTTAATCCTCGTTTTTGTTAATGTTAGGTAAACATTAAATGATATTTTTTAATATGTCAAACAATTAATTACAATTAATTGCATTTATTTTAACTTTCTTATTAACATGTTAACTAATTCTCCAAGGTATATGTTTAACATGTTAACTGTCTTGGGGTTACTGATTTAATTAACATGTTAACTTTGCAATCTATTAACCCCCTCCCACCCATATAACGGGGGTGTGCAGTGTGTGGCATGTCATGTCATGTTGGCTTGATAAATTCATTCAAATATATTATCGTTTGGACATGAACTTAGACTCGTTGCCAAGGGAGGTGTTACAAGAAGTCCTCCAACTTGAAGAACAAAAGAAAAAGCTTGAGACTCGTGAATTGGCGAGGAACAAGTTTATGGTGTATGCTAAACATGTATACGAGGGATTTATCGAGGGACGACACCACAGAATCATAGCTGAAAAGCTAGAAGCCATTGCCAATGGTCAATTGAAAAGATTAATTATAAATATGCCACCAAGACACTCCAAGTCTGAATTAGCCTCTTACCTTATGCCTTCTTGGTTTTTAGGAAGGAACCCTAAATTAAAAATAATTCAAGCTACCATGAACACTGAACTTGCGGTAAGGTTTGGTAGGAAGGTTCGTGATCTCATTGCTGATCCTATCTATAGCGATGTGTTTCCAGACACGGATCTCAAACAGGATAGCCAGGCGGCTGGAAGATGGGAAACGAGCCGTGGCGGGGAATACTTTGCGGCGGGGGTGGGTGCAGCAATGACTGGTCGTGGTGCAGATTTGTTGATTATTGACGATCCACATTCTGAACAAGATGCGTTGTCTACAACTGCGTATGACAATACATACGAGTGGTATACTTCTGGTCCACGACAAAGACTACAACCTGGGGGAACCATCATAATTGTGCAAACAAGATGGTCTAAGAAAGACCTCACGGGTAGATTAATTGCAGATCAAGCAAAAGACACTATGGCAGATCAATGGGAAGTGGTCGAGTTTCCAGCGATACTTCCTAGTGAAAAACCTTTATGGCCCGAATTTTGGAACACTGAAGAATTGTTAAAGGTCAAGGCTTCACTGTCCATTGGCAAGTGGAATGCACAATGGCAGCAGAATCCAACTAGTGAAGAAGTGGCAATGGTCAAGCGTGATTGGTGGCAGTTATGGGAGCGAGAGGACACACCGAGACTTGACTATATTATTCAAAGTTATGATACGGCATACTCTAAAAAAGAGACTGCCGACTATAGTGCTATAACGACATGGGGTATTTTTGAGCCGAAAGAAGATGGTGAACAACATATTATATTACTTGATGCGATGAAAGGTAGATGGAATTTTCCAGAGTTAAAGGATATAGCGATAGAGCAGAATGAATATTGGGAACCCGATATGATGTTGATTGAGGCAAAGGCAAGTGGTCAACCTTTGGCAGATGAGATGAGAATGATCAACTTACCAGTGGTCACTTTTAGTCCTGGCAGGCGCAAATCGGGTAACTTAGACAAAACCACGAGGATGCATATTGTGTCTCCTATTTTCGAATCTGGAAAAGTGTGGTATCCTAATTCAAAGTTTGCAGATGAAGTTATAGAAGAGGTAGCTTCATTTCCGAATGGCGATCATGATGACTATTGTGATAGTATGACAATGGCTATTATGCGTTTTAGGCAAGGTGGTTTTATATCACTACAAGGTGAGGAAGAGCCAGAGGATTGGTTCCCTCGTAGATCAAGAGAGTATTACTAGGAGTAAGAAATGAGCGAAAAAAAAGATCCACCAGTTTTAAAAGGTATTATTGGACGTAAGGTTAAAGAAAACCTTGACAGAATAAAAGATATCAGAGAAAGAAAAAAAAGATCTAGAAAAAACAGAAAAACAGTCCCCGTTTTTATGAAAGAAGGTGGCTCACAATCAACTGGGAGCTTCATGGGTGATTTAATGAAAGCCATTTCGGCAGGTGGATCTAGTAAACTTACCAAAAAATATAAAGTAAAAAAGGGTGATACTTTAGGGAGCATTGCCAAAGCGAATAATACTACAATTAAAATGCTACAAAAATTGAATCCTAGCATAAGCACGGAATATGGTTTCCAAGACACTAAAAAAGCCGAAGGTCAAAAGATGATGGGATTTAATAAAGAAACATTAAGAGTTCCAGATCCACAGTCTTTTCAAGGTGGTAAATTAAAGCCAGTTAGAACAAAAAAGAAAAAGAATCCATATGAAGGTCAAACAAAAGCTGACATGAAAGAGATGAACAGAAAAATAATGGATGAAAAAATGTTGAAGAGGCAACAAAAGAAGGTCAAAGATACTCCAGACAAAAATAAAAAAGTCGGGGGAACCATTAAAAAGATGAACATGGGTGGTGTAATGAAAAACCGTGGTGGGACGTTCAAAGGCGTTTACTAATGGGTAGACTTTTTAAGATAAGAAGAAAGTTAAACAAAAAGCCTAGTAAAAAAGTAAGAATAGTCAGAAATAGGTTTTCTGATATACTGGCTCCAGGTAAAAAAAGAACAACGAGGATATCTTGAATCAACAAGAATACAGAGCCACTATGGATAGGATGGAGGCTAGAGATAAAGCTGACGCTGCTCCCGTTGACACTTCACCTAGAACAAAATTTACAATATTACCTTTGAGTTATCCAGAGGGAACTCCAAAAGGAATAGAGAGATTACTTCAATCTAGGTTAGACACTCCAAAAATACTTGACTCATTGTTAGATACAGCGCAAATACCAGGGAGAGCTTTACGAGGAGAACTTGGTGAGGGAGGTATTGATAATCCCGAATTAATAGAAGCGGCAAGAAAATTTAGTTTTGATTTTGGAGTATTACCTGCCTTGGCAAATTTAGCAGCAAAACCAGCATCAAATGTTCTTAGAACTGGTATTGGTAAAGTTACAGATAAGAAAAACTTTCATGATGACATGTCCACTGAAGAGTTGATAACAGGTTATATTTTAGCTCCCGCCGTAACAAAAAAAAGAGAGAACAATGTAGGCATAGATGAGTTGGCTGCTAGATTAAAAAAAGATCCAGAGGTACAAAAGCAAAACAAAAAACTAAATGAAAAATTAGACGAAGAGGGATATGGAGAAACTGTTTCTGTTTTTAGAATGATAAAGAATCCTTTCAAAGAGGACATAAAAAAAGAAGAGATTGTTTCTGCTTCATTAAGCTCAGAGGGTTTAGGAAATAATTTAAATTTTTTTACTACTGGTAAAGCCTCCATGGATGATAAGGTAACTATCTTAAAATATGAAGTGCCTAGAGAAGATATTATAGGTTATTTTCCTTTTATGAAAGATAAAATAAAACAAAACACAGTTAATAAAAAAGTAAAAGAAAAAGGAATGGTTCCCGATCTTGGAAGCCGTTTTGAGAGAATCACTAATCCGTCTAAGTCTGCAAAAGAGTTAATAGAAAAACAAGATGAAATCATAGTTGATGTTTCAAAAATTGAACCAGAAGTTTTAAAAAGACCTTTTTCTAACGAGGACTTTAATTATATGACTATGGAAGGTCGTATGGCAGAAGATTTCGCCAAGAAAGAAATAAAAGATGTAGAGGGATTTAATTTGAGAATGGGATCTAACTACACTTTTTTAAATCCAGTAACTTTTCCTCAAAGATATAAAGAAAAATTTGGTCAAGACCTAACTCCAGAAAAATTTAGAGAAATTGAAAATGAATCAAGACAAGGAATTGTAGATCATTTTACCAGTTTTTTTACCCCAAAAAAACAAATTAAAAAAGCAATGGGTGGAGATGTTTCTTTGAGGGATGGTATCGGAGACATTTTTAGGGTATATATGTAGTAAAGGATTTTATTATGGCAGAACGAGAAATAGCAGGCATGGTTGAAAAGGCAATGGGCGCTGGTGGAGATGTCATGCCAGATGATGAAAGTTTAGATATCGAACTACCATCGACCATGGAAGAGTTACCCGAAGGTGTTGAACTTGTTACAGAAGAAACTGTAGAAGTTGTAGCCGAGCCATATAACCATGACGCTAACTTAGCAGAAGTTTTAGATGATTCTGTATTGGGATCTTTATCTTCAGAATTACAATCTAAAGTTCGAGAAGATATGGAATCAAGGCAAGATTGGGAAGAAGCCATTGCCAAGGGACTTAATTTACTTGGTATTAATTATGAAGATAGAAGTGATCCTTTTCTTGGTGCTAGTGGGGTAACTCATCCATTATTGAGTGAGGCGACAACACAGTTTCAGTCCCAAGCGTATAAAGAGATGTTACCAAGTGGAGGACCTGTAAAGACACAGATACTGGGTGTAGCTACACAACAAACAGAAGATCAAGCTCAAAGAGTAAAAGATTTCATGAACTATCAGATCATGGAAGTTATGGAAGAGTATGATCCAGACACAGATCAAATGTTATTTTATTTACCACTTACTGGATCTACATTTAAGAAAGTCTACTTTGATCAAGCCAAACAAAGGGCAGTTTCTAAGTTTGTTCCAGCAGAGGATTTAATAGTTCCGTATTCTGCATCTGATTTAATGACGGCTGAGCGGGTTACGCATGTAGTTAAAATGTCGTATAATGATATTAGAAAACTACAAGTAGCAGGAGTATACAAAGATGTGGAGTTATCTACTTCAGATTCTGGAGAAGATGAAGGCAGTATCCAAGGCACTACTGACGAGTTGCAAGGACTTCATCCAAACTATTCTGATGATGTATATACACTTTTGGAAATCCATGTGGATCTCGATCTGGAAGGCTTTGAAGATCCGAATGGGATTATGTTGCCGTACATTGTCACGATTGATGAGAATTCTAACGAAATTTTATCGGTGGTTAGGAACTATAGGGAACAAGACCCGTTAAGAAGAAAGCGTCAATACTTCGTACATTTTAAGTTTTTACCAGGTTTTGGTTTTTATC